GTTCTATCCTGGCGAAAGCCATCCAATCCGTTAACTCATCCGAGTCCATCGTTTCGAGTATTTCGCCTACGGATTTCTTAAGGTGTCCAGCCAGCCTAAAAAGAAATCTTTTCGCTGGCTGTTCCCTTAGTTTTTTTCCGCCTGCTCCACCGCTTTTGCCGTGAATCCGTTTAACTCCTGCGCCACCGTAAACAATTGATTCACAATGTCGGCAGGCAATTCGCCAAGTAAATTAACTTCGCTATCGGAAAAAATACGATTGCCGTTAGTATCACAAAAACAAAGAGCGACAAGTTTACTTCGGAAGTTATCAAAATTAAACTTGTCGCCTCCAGCAATTGCGCCTTCGTAGTTGTCTCTATCTCTGGCCTTTAAGACTCGGATAAACACCTTGCCATAGCCTTCGATTTCAACTTCCTGTTTTCGTACTACGCCTTTGGCAAATGCCAAAAAACTATCCTTAGAAACTTCCATTAAAAACCTCCTTTAGAATAATAACTAATCAGCTACATAAGTAGGCAAGCCCATTACTTTGGCGGTAAGCTTTCCTTTAACTGCGTTATCGCCAGCAGCTACTGCATCAATTGCGAACTCGGTAATGAATCCGTTAAAGGTGGCACCTCCACCATTAGGAAAGCTAATAACGAAAGCTTGTGTATAATTCGCTTCGAGCGTTTCGAGCATCGTTGCCTGCTTGGCAACGCTATTATCTGGAAAATAGAAATCCATTGAAAAGTCGCCAGCTTCAAGCATCCCTGCAACAAATTCCTTGCAATTATCTGGCGAAGAAAGATTTGTTACATCGATTGAGCCACGCTTTAAAACTGGCGTAGTAATCGAAATCGCTTTGAATGTTGTACCGCCAACTGTAACCGTAGTTCCCATGCCAGAAAATGCTGCTATCGTCATAACTCTACTCCTCTACAAATTGGATAAGATGACTATTAATATAACTATAAACTGGAATATCATTTCCTTCAATGAAAACATCATTGGTTTCTTGATTATTCCAAACACTGCTCACAATTTTGATACCGGAAACTGTTCCGAAAAAGCCGCTGAAAAGATTTCCAACCTCCACGGATAAGCTTTCAACTGCAATTCGATTCGTACCAAATATCATAAATTGAAAGTTTGCTACTGGTAATCCGTTTGTTGTGCCATCAAGATGATAAAATCGTTCTACCGATTGCTGCTTGTAAACGCAAAACGGATACGGTACGCCTTCCGGTGCGCTATCTGGAAAAACATTCCCATTGAATGCGCCAATTGTTTTTAGCCTGGTAGTTACTGCTATTGAAATACTCATTATTTCAAGGATTCCTTTATAGCTTGTTCCATTGCCTCAAGCATCATCCGCTGCGCTCTTGATCTTACAGCTTCGTAACTCGGAGCAACAAACGGCATGGCATTATAGCCTGGATGATTAAAGGTGCGGCCAGCGTTACGGCCTCGATTGACTTTGATTTTGTGCGGCTTAACTCCGCCTTCTACAAAGTGAGCGTATTTCGAAGGATAGCCAAGTTCTGCTGCTTTTCGCTTTGGCCCGCAAAACAGATAAGCCTTGCCTTTTTTCATGTCAACATTACTTTTTATCGTAATACTTTTTTCTAAGCCGTTTTTTATATAACTGCCTTTTGAATTGAATCCGATTCCAGCTTTGCGTTTGCCTGCAATGGCTTTAATTTGGCTTTTCTGGACAGCCTTTAAATCCTTGCCAATCGCTGCAAATCCGCGTCGTAAACTCTTTCTCATCAGATTAGGCGTGATATCTCCAAACTTCGCCAGAAGCTTTTCAACTTCCGTTACATCAATCGTAATTCCGTTTTGCTTGTAAACTGATGCCATTACGAAACCCTTTCTACGCCTTCGATGGTCGCTTCTATTCCATCAATGAAATCTTTAATGCCAACGCTTCTAATTTCGATTGTGTGGCCTTCCGTTTCGATCCTGTCGCCAGGCTCCGCTGCCGTTTTTCGTGTCGTGATCGTGTAATTCATGTACGCGCCGGTTTGCTCGCCTATTAGCTGCTCGCCTACCGGAAAGCTCAATACTCTAGCCCAAAAAGTTTCTAGCGTATTCCATGTTTTAATTGGCTGGCCTACATCATCTGCGGAGGATGTCGCTCGTTTCAAGACGCAAACATGGCGCATAACTCCAGAGGAAAGTGTCATCGATAATTTCCTGAAGCGAATAAATTTAGTAGTGCATCAACGCCGAAAGGAATTGGACCAGGCGAACCCATTTCAACCGCTGAACGATTCGAGTACCAGAAATCAACAAGCAAAAGAATTCCTTGTTTTAGTGCTGCTGGTACATTCTCCGCTGCGCCGTAGCCTGCGACATAAGTAACTTTTACCGCATCTATTCGATTGGGCATGGTCGAAGGCCAAGGCTGGCCAGCCGCTGGAACGATAAGGCAAGGGTTTGATTCAAGCGCAAGCGCAGCCTGGTAAGTTGCGAGAGTTTGCAAGGCGTTTGCTTGGTCATAGTATTCAATGGTGGTAATCGAGATGGTAGGCCCATAGGCCAGCGTTAACCAAGGCTTATGAAAGCCTGCAAAGGTAGTTCTGCGTGTTTGTGTGATTAGGCTTAATTCGCAAGTCTTTTCAATGTACTGCCGAGCAACGATTATCGCCATCGTAAGCCAAGTATCATCTTCGGAATGACTTATACGGCTGTGCAATTTCACCTGCGCCAAGGTGACTGGCTCGGTGGCTGGCTCCGATATTATTTTTGTTGTCCAAGTTGGCAGCATGATAAGGCCTTTTTAAGAAATCCCCTTGGCAAAAGGAGGATAAAGCCAAGGGGATTAGGTAGGATCAAAACCACAAATTAGATAGTAACAAGGTGCTTAACTGGATGGGTACCAGCGTCAGCAAGCTTGGCATCTAATCGGTGATGAATCACCCAGCCGACGAGACCGGAACTTGAATAAAGTTCGGATTGCCTGGTCAATTCAATGTTTGAAACCTCACGAACTTTATAAGCGCTGATATCACCGAACAAGGCAATCTTGCCTGCTGCGGTGGTAAGATCGCTTGCCATGTCATTACAAATAACGATTGGAGCGCCTAACAAGGTAGTAGGCTCGCCAACGTTTGGCCCGCCAAAAATCAAGAAACCTGCGTCATCGGTAAGATTTCGAAGGAGCGCAAGGAAGGAGTCATGAAAAACCCAACTTGCATTTCTTCGATAAGAAACATCTACCGAGTGGTACAAGTTCAATAAGTCTTGGTAAGCCAGAACGTTATTGGTCGCTTGGGTTGCTCCGAGTGTCGAGCCTGTTACCAAGCCAGTAGGCTGGCCGCTACCGGTGCCTGTTGCGAGGTGTTCAGCTTGACCACGTGCTAACCTATCGCCAAGGATTTGGCCAAGTTCAGCTTCTAGATTAATACCGGAATCTTGGATCAATTCCCAAGAAGCTTGGATTGAAGCCGCATATTTATAGGCTCCCAAAGAAAACTGGCTGAAGGTCGTATTAGCCGCAGTGATTGCGGAGCCTTCGCCAACGATTGCAGCTTTTGCAGTCGTATCGTTATTCATTGGCATTGTTAAAGTATTACCGCCGCTGGTGCGGATGATGGAAGCTTTTTCGCGGATACCACCGAAAGCCAACATCGCTTTTTCAAGTGATGCTATGAATTCAGTAGGTGCCAAATAGCCGCCAGCACTGCCGGTGCCTACGGAAAGATTGGCTCGAAGTTCATCACCAGTTTTAGGAGCGCTTCGGAATAAATCCAAAGTAAGCCTATCGCTGTCAATGTTCATTCCGGTATCATGCGCAGCGCTTCGAATCTCATCATTGACAAGTTCCGAACGGCTGCCGCCAGCAAGCCAACCCTTGATTGCCAAGGAGCGTTTTTGACGTTCGTTCTTATCGCCAAAATCTCTTACGAAATTAGGTGCGGAGGAATAAACCTTGGAGCGCTGGGCAGTCGGCGCAACTGGTGCGGAGGCTTTCCAAGCTTGCAACTTATTTCTTGCAGCGCTTGCCATTTCTCCGGCGTCTGCTGCTGGATCTGCGGCCAAAAGCGCATCGATTTCGTTAACCTTGGCTTCAAGGTCAGCAAAACGAGTTTCTTCTTCTGGTGTCCATTGGCGTTGTTCGCTGGTCATGGCTTCGCCTTCGGCAATCAATCTGGTGCGCTCGGCGCGAAGTTCAACTTTGTTCATTTCAAAAACTCCAAAAAAAAATGCGTGAACGGCTTCGGAGACAATTCCAAAGCTGTTCACGCAAAAGCGTGGTGATCTAATTAGTATTAGTGTACTAGCAATATCTTAAATTAGTCAACTAAAAATTCCATTTCATCAATTTAATTTTCGCAACTGCTTGTTTTCTTCGTGCTTCAGAGCGTTCGCACTCGGCAAGATTTCGCAGCGCAACCGAGGTATCTGGATAGGCTGGATTGGCAGTTGGTGAGATTTCGTATAGCGTCACGCTTTCGAGCGTTCGAATCTTTTCGTTATTGACCACAGTCCAAGAATCCTTGTTGACCGTGAAGCCAAACGAAACACCTGATAAAATTCCAGCCCTGATTAACTCTCTTACATCTCTGCCGGTGGTGGTGTCAGGCAATACCAAAGAAAACTTTAAGCCTCTGGAATCAACGGAAAGCTCTAGGTTAGTGCCTTCTTTGCCTAATACTTGGCTTGAGTCGTGATTATAAAACGCAAGGACTTTGCCAGAGCGTTCGTTAAATGCGGTAGGCGCAACGATTTCTCGAAAGCCTCCGAGGTTTTCCGAGAGTGAAGGCTTACCGCTAGAGTCGGTGAAGACCGCAGCGTAGCCGGTAATAGTGCTGCCTTCGTTTTCGGTGCGGTATTCTACTGCGTTTCTGCGTTCCATGATTATTGCTCCGTGGTGAAGGATGGAAGTAAATTCGAATTAAGATAGCTTGGCAAAGCGTTTTCGACAGCGGCAGGCAGGCCAGCAAAATTGGTATTGCCTGCGACATCGAGGAACTTTTCTTTTAAATTAGTCGCTGCGGTGTTTGCGATGAACTCCGCAATCTTTTCTTTGCCTTTGATTTCGAAGGCTTCAAGGATTTCATCAAATGCCATATAGTGCCTCTTCTTGGTTTGCTCGGTCAACTCATCCAGCTTTGAAACAAATAGCTTGTCTTTGCTAATCCGTTTTAATGCCGTTGCCTCAATGGCTCGGAGCTGCGCCACCTTCAAAACTAACACTCGTTCCAAGATTTTGTTATCGGATCGATTCGGAGGTAGTGCGCTGCTCGGAGTATCTACGCCTGGAGCCGTTACGGCTGGCCCGCCTGGTATAAGTTCCTTTGCTGGTGCCGGTGCGTTTGGCGGTGCTGCGTCTAAGGTTTCCATATTCATCGGCTTCAAATAGTCTTCCATGCCTGGCACATCGCTATTAAGATTTTCAAGCCGCCTGCAATCGCCAGCGGACAGCCAACCCCATTGTCGGCCAATCGCCATTGATTCGTACCGTGTTTTAATGTCGGTGCGTAAAACTGTCTTCGTGTCTACCTCGACATATTCCGCCATATTATAAATTAACTTCCTTGAAATCTCCTGCTCCCATCGGCAAAGCCACGGTTGGAGGCTTCGAAGGAATTGCAGGCTTACCGCTTCGATGTTGTCGCTAGCATCTGCGGCACCTATGAGCGAAGGCGGTACGCGAAAGATGCTTGCGATTTCTTCTCTTGAATAACGCTGCGTCTGTAGAAACTGCGCTTCTTCTGGATCGAGTTGCAGCTTTTGAAAATCTAAGCCACCTTCGAGAATCGCAACGCGTCCGGTGTTTCCTGCGCCAGAATGGAATGAATCCCATGAACGCCTTAAACCGTCTTTGGCTTCTGGCGAAAGCTTATTAGGAAACTTTATAATCCCTGCTGGCCGCGCACCATTTTTAAAGAAGCTTGCGCCATATCTCTGGCTTGCTAAGTGCAAGGCAAAGGTTTCGCGCTGTAAGTATAAAGGCGAATAGCCTGCCAAGCCATCGTAGGAAAGGCCGAGGATGTGCAACATATTTCTTGCTGGTATGCCCATATAAGGCTTACTACCTCGGTAATCGCCTGCGTAAATTGCATACCAAACGCTCTCGGTATC